GCATCGCGGGGGTTTCGCGCCCGCCCCGCTCCGTCTCTCCTGGGCACCTACCCCTCCCTGCGCGAGCCGGAGGGGGCGGGTGCTGCCCGTGGAGGAGCAATCTAGCACGCAATAATCTTGCGTCAATAGGGGTCGTGAAATTTTATTTCGTGGCGATCACGGCTACCGCGGCCAAGAAAAGGCCGACTGTCAGATAACCGATCGCATGGCGCGGTTTTCCCATGCCAAATAGCTGCGCAGAGCCGAAGATGAACGCACTCGCGTACATCGCCAGCGCGTTCATTTCTTGCGCGCCATCGCGGAAAGCCGAAGTCCGAGCCGTGCGCGAGCACCCGCTTTTCTGAGCCTCGCCCTCCGGTACTCCGGCCTTCACCATCGCGGTCGCCTGGGCGGCGGCTTTTGAGGCCGCGCGCCCTTTGAGGCGATGGTTATGCTTGGATGCGAATTGTGATCCGGTCCAAGGCATCACACGTTACCGACGCTTCGAGGCGGTGATGAGCTTGGTCAGATTGTCGAACTCGCTCGTCGCCTGGACGTCACCGGCATTGAACTTTGCCATCCAGCCTTCGTCCTTCGCGAGAAGGTCGATCTTGGCTTGCGCCTGATCGGCGGTCATCACATCGGAGCCGGGACCGTTGCCATTGTTGACGAACTTGTCTTCGCCAATCTTCGACCCGATCTGGCGGAACATCTCCATGACCTTCGCATAGCCGACCGTCTTTTCGAGAGCCGACATCGCTTCGGCATCGACGCCGAGCTTGGTCGCCGCATTCTGCGCAACGATCTTGTTCACGCCGGCATTGGCGCCCCAATTTTTTATCAGGGTGTCCTTTTCCGTCGCGAGCTTCGTCGCATATTCGGCGGTTTCTTTCTGCTCGTCGCTGTCGATCGTGGAGGCTACCCACTTCGCGACTTCGACCGCGGCGTCCTTCGGCAGATGGATTTTCGCAGCGAGGCCGCGAAGGCCTTCCGCAAACTCCGGGTTCAGCTCGCTGTTGTCCGCAAACTTCACGCCGCTGAAGTCGTATTCCTTCGCATCCGCCGGCGCACCAAGCGCCTTGTAGATACGACCATAGCCTTCAGCGTCGTTCACGTCTTTCGGGAGACGAAGCACCTGTTCGGCGGGAACGCCGATCAGTTTCTCAGCTTCGCGATGAGCCTTCACAGCCTGCGCGAGAGCGGTGTTCGCGTCGAGCTTATCCCATCCACGGTTCGCGACATGCCCTTTCAAGTCTGCATCGAGACCCGAATGCCATGACGTTCCCGCGTTGGCGGCAGCAGCGGCAGCAGCCGCGGCAGCAGCCGCATCGGAGCCATTTTCTTCAACCATTGGTTTGTTCCTTTACTTTGGCTGCGGAGCGTTACCCGAATACAGTGCAGCAAGCTGCTCCGGGGAAAGATTGAGATGCTGCGTAATCCGCAGCCAAACTTCGTGGCGACCGGCCAACAGCAAGGAGCGGTCGTGGTCGCCTGGGATAACACAGCTTTCGTTCGCACGACAGAACTTCGCAAGGTCCGCCATGACTTCGACGTTTGCCGGCTGCGGGAGATCGCCTCCCACTTGAAAGGTGAGCTGATACGCGCGCTTGCGCTGAAACAGGTATTCGAGAATGTCTCGCATATTTGCCATTGCTTTGCCCTATTCCTCGATAATTCGCCATTTCTGGCTCTTAAACCCCAAAAAGTCGCCCTACGCGCCAAACTTGGCGCCTTATTGCCCCGGTGTGGGGATTTGGTTCGGCCCGACCGCCTGTCCAAGCTGACCCGGAACAAGACCGGCCTTCGCCTGAGCGGCGCCCGCTTTCATCAACGCAGCCTTCGCCGGCGCCTCTTGTGCCTTCTGCTGGCGTTCCGCGGCCTGCTGGCGCTGCTGACGTTTCGCGGAGACTTCCTCTTCCGAAGCCAGCCAGCTTTCCGGCGTTCCATTGATCCCCGCACTGTCGCGAATGATCGTATCGAAATTCAAAGCATCAAACACCGCGGGATCGCCGCTCGCGTTCGCGACCTGAATTGCCATGTCGATCGTCCGGTTCGCGCCGGCAACTTCCTGCGCGCGCATGTCGCGCGCCAGAGGCGATGTATAAATGACGTGATATTCACCCTGCGCTTCGCGAAGACGCGGCGGCATGGGCGGCAGCATGTTCATATCCGACAAGAGCGACAGCTCGCGGTCGATCAGCGGGCCGAGGTATTCGCTTTGCTGGCGCCCGACTGTTGGCGCGATCAGGATACCGCGCTGAGACATCATCTCCACGATCTGCGTGGCCGTAAAAATCTTTGGGTCGCCCAATAGAACTTTGAACAAATCGACTAGGAAGGCGCTGTCGATCAGCGCGCGTTCCTCGTCCATCATTTCTTTCGTGACCGCAATGTCGCCATGCGGAAGGACGCCGACCAATGGCTTGCCCTCGGCATTCATGCCGCCCTTGTTCAGGGCGCCGGGGCGCATCGAGAAATCCACGATCCCATCATCCGCGGTCAACAGCACAGGCGTTCCCGCGCGGTGGCCTTGCGTAAGGAAGTCGGTCTTCTCGGCGTTGAGTGTCTTGATGGCCGGCAGCACCAACATGGCGGGCGATCGGCCATACACTTCGCCGGGGGTCTGCACATAGCGCGAGGACGCAATCGGCATCGTCATGTATCCGCCTTCGCGCAAAAATGTGCTCGTCGTCAGGCAGATGTAATAGCTGGCATAGAGTTTGCCCTTGGCATCCAGGCGATCGGCATCATAGTCGTCGCGCGGGCAGACGCGGTGCAAGAACTCGAAAGGCATCTGCTGAGATTGTTGCGCAGCGGACTTGATCTGCTCCGGGCAGGCATCCCCGAATTGCTTCATCGCCTGCTGCGGCGTCAGCCGGAACCAACGACAGAAGCCGTCGATCAAACCCTGATGGTTCTCGCGCAAGAACATTTCGCCAAGCGGCAAATGTTTGTAGCGAAGACCCTTCGCGCCATCGACGCCTTCATAGCGGTCGATGAACATATTGCCCGTGCCGAAGGCGCCGAGCGATTGGTATTGGTTCTGGTTCTGCGCGCTGAAGTTTGCCATCGCGGCATAGCGGTTCTTGAACAGGATTTTCGTAACGCGCTCAAACCATAGGCGCGTGGCGCGATCCTTCATCACATATTCGTTGTCGGACGAAAGCTGATGCCACATCATGTTGCGCGGCGTCAACAAGCTATCGAGGATGGCGCCGAAGCGATCGAGCGCGATGGCCGCGGAGGCATCAACCTGACGATCGGTTTTCTTTTGCCCCGGCCAGTTATAGGTGCCGTAGTAGAATGTGTTGCGGGATGTCGGGAGCACCAGCTCCGCCACTTCCTCCCAATGCTGCGCGAACACCGCGCGCATCGTCTGAAGCTGCGCGAACTCGCGAAGGCTCTCCGCAACAATGTCCGCTTCGTAGGTCATGTCAGAACTGGTTTCCGCTCAGCGACAGGAACGCAGCGGTGTTGGGAGACATCGGCTGATTGCCGGCCTGTCCGCCCGTGGCCTTCTGATCCTGCAGCTTCTTTTTCTTGATCCGGTCGATCTCGTCCTGAGCTTCCTTCGCGGCTTGGGCGCCAAGGCCTAGGTCGTTCGATGCGCCGGTGTAGGGGGCCATGCCAACCATCGGCGTTACTCCACAAAGCCGTAGCGGTATCCGTTGTGATAGGCGCGCGAGACTGAAGTTTCGTCTCGAACTTCCCCACAATCGGGGAACACCTTGCAGTTGATACAATCCGGTCCCCAGACACGAGTGACGACCGCCGGCGAAACATTTGTGCCATTTGATGTCGAGGAGGAGTGGAACTCCACAATTTGACCAACACGGGGCGGATGGCGCCCCGACGAATTGCTATCAGACGAAGACATGGTTTTTCTCCTGCAGAGTAAACTTTGAAAGATTGTTATCTTGCGAAGGGATCGTTGTCAAGATCGCGCGCCATCACTACCGGAGCACGCCCGCTCTGGGTGTTCGGGTGGAAAAGCACAGGCCGCGCCATACGGATAGCCATGACGCCGACGCGCGTGGCCGACATCAAGTCGTCCCTGATCTTCACGATCAAACCTTCCTTGCGGTGGTAGAAATGAAACTCATCGAACCACTCGCTGCATGTCGAGAAGACTTTCAGACGCGCGGACAGAATGCGCTCCTCCATAAGAGCGATGCCGACTTCCGTACCGTTCGTTCCGTCCGCGAACTGCGCGTGGGTCTCGCACACCCGCTGGCCGTGAAACTTATAGACCTTCGACAGCGGTTCGAGCTTGCCGTTCAAGTTCTCGCGCTGATGTCCGTCCTGGGGCCACGCCATTGGAATAAGATGTCCGTGGTTATTGAAAGAAGTTTTCATCGCCGCGCAATGTTGTAACGGCAGAGCGTCCGACATCCTCACCACGCGCGTCACATAGATCACGTCGTTGTCGCGATCGTGGGCGAGGAGAGCGGCGCCGAAAGGATGTTGCAGACCGAAGTCCGTGCCCCAGAGCAGCGCCCACTCGCGCGGGATTTCAAATGGCGACACCATGAGAACTTCATCTGCCATCGTGAAGATGCGGCCTTCGCCCATCATCGGGATACCCTTGGCGCGGGCATCGCGTTCGTTCGCGGTATAACCCGCCATAATTTTCTTGCGCGCCTCGGCATTGATGTGCTGCGCATCGTCCAAGGTCATAGACACCATCACGCGGTCAGCCGCGGCGCCGCTCGTGATGTCTTCCGGCGACGGATCGGTAAACCGAATGACGACGGTCGATCGGCCAAGCAAAGGCGTGAATGTCGTGTAGATGATACCGCCGGGTTCATCGCCGCGCGTCGGCGCAATACGAGCGAGGGCTTCGCCGTACACATCCCACTCCGGCTCCTCATCGCACCAGATGACATCGACTGCATCACCCTGCCATTTCTTTCGGCCCTGCTCATAGGTCTTGAAGGTCAGAATGCTTTTGCCGTCCACGATGCCATTGGTCTCGTGTGTGACCAGCACGGTGTCGTACAGATCGGTGACGCCGCGCGCCAAGCTGACATCACGTTCCCAATTCACACAGTCGTGGGGGATCGCGCCGGCGCCCTGCAGATCAGTGACACCGTAAGGGCCGCAGAGTTTGGTCTGCACCACGTCACGCACCGTCAACCCGGTGTCGGATGCGGCCCAGGCTTTGATGGGGCGATCGAACTTCCGCCCCTTCCACCATGCCGGATAGCGCCCGGTTAGGTGCATCGCCATCTCCGCGGCGCCGCAGTAACTCTTACCGACGCGGTTCGCCGCCATGAGGAGCCGCTCGCGGAACGCCTCACTGTCGTTATGAAACTTCATCTGCTTCGGGTAGGGCTTATACGACCCCAATTGGTTGAACCGTGTCGCGCGGTCGAGAGCACGGAGCTGTTTCTCCAATGCCAATAGTGCTTGGCGCTCGTCGGTCATTGGGTCGCCTCCAACGCCATAATGTGCATGGCGTAGATGTGCTCGACCTCCGGCCACCGTAGGCGCTTCTCCCAACAACGCCGAAACTCCATTGCATATCGGTAGGCTTCAAACTCATTCAGCAGCCACGTCATAGTATATCCTCCAAACCATTGGATGAGAGAACTTCTTCTTTCTCCCGTTTCACTTCCACGAACTCGACATCGACCGGCGGCATGAGAGCCGCGGGGATCGGAGTGCCGGGTGGATACAACCGCGCCATCGCCGCTTCGACATCGTGTCTGATCTGCGCCGTCGTGCGATTGTCGTTCTGGATCACCAACCGATGCTGCGTCTCAACCAACAGCCCCGCGCGGTTCAACAGCTCGACCGACGCCTTGAAGCGATCCTTGTGCAGCGCGTCCCGCGCAATATCCTTCAACGACGCGGCACCGAGGACTGCCCCGCTGCGCAACATCCGATCGGCCATCTCGCGCATCGCGGCCAAGACAAGGGGGTTGTGGCGAAGCCGCGAGGCCGCGACCCTGAGCGCATTCTCCGTGCCGGCGTAACCCGCCATGCTCGCGGCAAGAGTGCATTGCTTGTCGTCTCCACCTAGTTCAACCCAGGCGACCACGAACCGCTGCTGCGCCGCTGTGCAGGCGAGCATCGCCGGCCCCATGTCTTCCGGGACTTCCACTGTGCTCTCATGGTCGATCTTCGTCATTTTCCGTTCCCAATTTCTATACCCTAACACGTTTAGCATGAAGACCGATTATTGCGCAAGCGGGGTCCCGGTGAACCGGCGGGGCCTCCTCTGCGAAATAATCTTGCTTGGTTAATGACTTAGTGGCTAGCGGCGCGAAATTGCCTAGCGAGCCGGCTGGTTGTGAAACGATCGTCGCGGCGGGGCACCGGCGCCCCCGGGGGGTCTTTTGTTGCGCAATAAAATTGCTCGATCTGGACCGCGCGAGCACGTTGCGCACGATTGTTGCGCTTGTGACG